TGGTGGTCGTGTGTATCCCGTCATCGGGGCGCAAGGTGGCGCAACGCCTTTTGCGGTATACGACACGACAAGCATCCGAACGGAAGGTTCAAAAGATTCCGATTCACACATTGATATCGTAAACGTTTCAATCACAATGGTTGGGAAAGGTTACGGCACATTACAAACGGCGGTGGACAATGTACGTTCAACGTTCGTGCGTATGGAAGAAACAATTTCGGGCGTTAATGTTCAATCGTGTTCGTTCGACACCCAATCGGAGGTGTTCAACGTAGATGAAGAAACATATGGCGTTGAGGTTGATTTAAGTTTTCGAATTATTAAAAATTAAAAAAGGATAAAATGGCGGCAAGTACATCCGTAATGAATTCAACCGATGTGGTGATCCAGGTATCGTCTGATGACGTGACCTACGAAATCATCGGTAAAATGACATCAGCGTCGTTGGCAGTATCAATGGCAACGCGTGACACCAGCACAAAAGATTCAAGTGGCTGGATGGAAGTTTTAGAGGGACAAAAGTCTTGGACTTTGTCGGGCGAAGGTTTGGTCGTATACTCAAATAGCGGCAAGACAACACCGGACGAAATCTACACATTCGTTTCTAACCGTTCAAAGGTATACGTGAAGTTTGGTTCAACAAATACCGACGAATACGCATACAGCGGACAAGGGTATTTCACGGAATTCAGCAACGATGCTGGTTTCGAAGACAATGCAACGTTCTCGTTCTCGTTCCAAGGAACAAGCACATTGACACAAGCGGCGGTAGCTTAATCTAATCGCGGGGCGTCCATTGGGCGTCCCGCTATTTAAAACACAACACAATGACAAAACAAATAAAGGTAAACGACAAACAATTTCCGGTAAAATACGGATTCAACGCATTGCGATTGTTTAGCAACCAAACGGGCATCGGCTTGGACGAGTTGGCGCAATTGCAAGATTCAATGTCTATTGATTACGCCATCGCATTGATTTGGGCGGGATTGAAAGACGGGGCGCGTGTAGAGAAAATCGACTTTGATATGACGATGGACGACGTGGCCGATTTGTTGGATGAAGACCAATCGATCATCGAACAATGCGTTTCGTATTTTGTGGAGTCGTTTGTTAAACCGGGGGACACCGAAAAAAAGTAACGGCCCAACACGAAGCGGAATCATTCACTTGGGATGATTTGGAATCCATCGGGTTGGGCGAAATGGGATTGACGATTGGCGAACTATATGATATGACGCCACGCCAGTTCCAAAACAAACGGCAAGGTTTCCAACGCATCATCGAACACGAGATGCAGACGAAGTGGGAAACAACGCGATGGTTGGCGGCGGTAACGATTGCCCCGCACACCAAACGAAAATTGAAACCGCGCGATCTGATTGCGTTCCCTTGGGAGAACAAAAAGAAAGTACATCGGGCGGCATCATTTGAAGAAGTGAAACAAGCAATTAAACAAGTGTTCGGCGATGGCGAAACCACAAATTGATTTAAAGTTCGGGGCGGATCTCAAAGATTTCCGCAAGGGCATTTCCAACATTGACCGTTCGTTGCAGAAAATGTCAACGGGTTTTGGCGCTTTAGGAGGCGTCATTGGGGCGTCTTTTGCCGTCGATGCCATCCGTCAATTCGCAACGGAATCTATTGAGCTGGCTAATCAAGCCGAGGGTGTACGTGCCGCATTCAATCGTATCAATGATCCAACATTGCTCGATGGTTTGCGCAAAGCGACCAAGGGCACCATCAACGATTTGGAGTTGATGAAGATGGCGGTCAAAGCCAAGAACTTTAACATTCCTTTGGAGCAGTTGGGTGGTCTTTTGGGATTCGCCCAACGTCGTGCATCAGAAACGGGTGAATCGATCGACTATATGGCCGAATCGATTGTCTTGGGTATCGCACGAAAATCGATTCCGATTCTTGACAACCTTGGCTTTAGTGCAACGGAAGTTCGTGAAGAGTTCGGTAAGACGGGCGATATGGCCACGGCGGTTGGAAACATCATCACGCGACAAATGGGTGATGCTGGCGAGGCCACAATGACGACTACCGAGCAGATTGCCGCGCAACGTGCTGAAATCACCAATCTTAAAATCGCCGTTGGTGAGCAACTGCAACCAACATACAAATCCTTCTTACAAGAAACGTCGCATCTATTGAATTCACTCAACACTATATTGAGTGAGCATATGTCTAAAACGGAAAAGCTTGCCGTCTTTGCGTCGTTCTTCCAAGGTGCGCAAGGTAAGGCGTTTAGAATGTATATAAACGCCCAAAAAGAGGGTAGAAACACGGTTGCTCAAAACGTATTGGAGCAAGAACGATTGGGCGAGCAAACAAGTTCAACGACTGGATCAATAGAGGAGCAAACGGAAGCCGTAAAGAAATACAAAGAAGAGTTCACGATGTTGGGCGCGAAGTATCGCGAGTTCAACCAGTTGATGGCGCAAATGGCTGAAACCGCGCCAATCGCCTTTGCAACGGTTACCGCATCGGCGGAACAATTGGTTTCGGTAGGTCAGCAAATGCAAACGACATTCCTTGGCGTTGCAAACGCTATCGGTACGACGTTGGCCTCATCGTTTGAGGCGGCATTGATTAACGGCGACAATTTCTTCCAAGTCTTTGCAGACGGGTTGACGGCGTTGGTTGCGCAAATTGTTGCGGCAATCGCCGCGGCCGCGATCCTGGCATTGGTCTTGACCTTGGCAACGGGTGGATTGGCTGGATTGTCGATGCAGTCGTTCTCCACCGCGTTCAGCCAAATTGGTGGCGGAATGGGTGTTCCATCATTTGCGATGCCAGGCGGATTGTCGGGCGGGTCAAAATCCATTGAATTGTTTGGACGATTGTCCGGTCAAGATATTTTGATTTCAAACGAACGCGCTGGGCGCAATCGTAATCGTTCAACGGGAATAGGTGGATAATGGCAGAAGTAAAATACTTTGGTGAGTTCCGTTCATTACACGGGCATTTTTATTTGATTGAGATTTGGGACGAAGACTACACGGGTAGCGACCCGATACAATTCAACGTCACGGGCAACGGTTTCGAATTGAACTATTCGGGGCAGACCGACAACATCTATTCGCCCATCATTGGATCGTCGGCATCGTTCGGGATGTACGTGGAAAATGACGACCACACGGCATTCGTCGATTCCCTAAAGTTGTATCAAGAAAATAGGTACTACATCAAGATTTGGAAGGGTACGTATAGCGGGCAAAATGCCGACCAATGGTACAACACCACCAAGGTATCAAGCGACGGACTGGTGATGTCATTCACCGATTTCGAAGAAGAAGAGGTGTACTTGGATTTCAAGTGGGGTGGGTATATTATTCAAGATATTCTACAAATTGAAGATGCCTCACAACCTTACGTTCTAAACATCAAAGCATCAGACGGAATCTACAAGCTGAAGAACGTTGAGGGCGACACGGGATTTTCGCCATTGACCAACATCTTTGCAAACGCCATATTCAATGCGTATTCATTGAACATCTTCCCAACGGAATGGCCGATGTTGAAAACGATATCTAATTGGTGGTCGCAACAACACACCTACGATGCGGATGAAAACCCATTGGAAACGACGGTCATTGACTTGAATTCATTCCACACTTACGACAACGACGGGAACTTACAAAAGGCGAACTACTACGAGATATTAGAATCGATTTGCCGCATCTTTGGTATTCGTTTCTATTTTGCAGACGGATCGTTCCGTGCTGAACAAATCTTTGAGCGCGACAACGACAACATCAAAGAATTTGCATACAAGCGCAATGGTAACTATATCAGCAACGCAACGGTCACTCGCGACAAGACGATTGATCAAACGTCGAACGCGGCACGATTAGCGGGTAACATCTACAACTTTTTGCCAGCAGTCAACAAGACGCAAATCACCATTGACCGATTCAGCGTGGATGCTAATGGTGTGGTTCACACCGATACGATATCGCCCGAAATTGATTTAGGGTTTGTTCCTAATGATAGCAACAACCAATTGTCTATCTCCACGAATCGTTCGGTTTCCATAGAGGTGCCGACATTTGTCCAAGGCACCAATCCATTCTACGCAATTATTGACGTGGATGTGGTGTTGACTGGATCGTCGCAAACATACTATCTAAAGCGCGACCACACGGGTACATCGCCAAACGCGATGACGTGGACAACAACGCAATCGGGTTCGGGGCTACAATTATTGATTGGGCCTTTCTACGAAGATTATGACCAATCGGTGTCAACATCGGGAACGCATACAACACCGCCATTGCCAGTATCGGGCGATGTGACGATTGACACGTCGTTCAACAAGTTCATCACCAAGACGGGTGCAACGTATACATTGGCGGGTACATCAGACAAATCGTTCCGCGTGGAATACGTCAACATTCAAACAACGAACACCGACGGTTTCACACAACAAACCAACACGATCATTGCATCTACGACAAACGCGGATAACGAATCGGGTATTATTTATGATTTAGGCACGACGAAGATATTTGACGCGTTGGGTGCGCGTGGTTCATTATACGAACGTGATCCAGGTACATTGGTGAAATCACCAACAACGGGATGGCGCGAGCGCAATTCGGGATCGTATGTTAAGATTCAAAACTTGGTCACAAGTGAGTTTCTGCGATTGACCAATTCACCGATTCAGCGTTATCAAGGGGGTATCTTTAGCGCCCACGACTTTAGTGACCGTTTGGTGTTCAATGCACTCAACTGGCTTCAGCTCGGCGGACGATTCAGCGCCAATGATGATACTTGGGATGGCGAATGGTTTGCGATTTCCAAGGAAACGATTGCCATCACCTCATCAGATACGGGAAACACGGGCAACCCAACTTTATTGACGGGAACATCATCAAGGAATGGTGCCGTGGTAATGGATGGCGCTGATATCGCTGATTTGCATTCGGATGAGGTAACAACGACGGGTGCCGTGGATATTGGCGGAACGTTAGATGTTACTGGATCAAGCACGTTGGCCACCACATCGGTTGGCGAGTTCACCACAAACGATAGGGTGAATGTGAGTATCAACGACATCACGGCAACGCCAGGTGGATCTGAAACCTTATCGTTGCGCAACCATTTCAATTTCATCACATATTCGGGTGCCAATGGAACATACACCATCAATTTGCCCGCAAGTGAAGATGGCGTGATTCTGCGATTTAAAACGGACGACACCATCAGCAATTCCAAGTCCATCACATTGCAACCAAATGGTGCCGAACGAATCGATGGTGAAGCGTCCTACGATATGGATAGGGCATACGACGGAATCACCATCTTGGGCAAGTCGAGTGGATGGTACGTGATTCAGAAAAAGGAAAAATAGTTGCACACGATAACGTAATTTTATAACACATAAAAA